CTTTATTACGTTGCCTTCATCATCGAAGGCAATACCATTCAGCCGCGCCGCCTGCCCCCGCGCCTTCATATCCTGTGAATGCTCTTCCGCGTGGCACTTTTCGCAAACGGCTTTCAGATTGTCCCAATTCAACGTTATATCCGGATCGTTGACGTTCCACGGCTTGATATAGCGAATATGGTGGACTACGGAAGCCGCCCCACCGCAACGTTCGCAAATATAGTGCTGGCTTTGCAAATAAGCCTCGCGCGTCTTGCGCCACTCCTTGCTGTCATAGAACGGCCTCGCGTAGTCCTTCGCCATACCCTTAACCCCTTTCCGCTTTCAGTTGAAGCGTTTTCAAAAGGCTGTCAATAGTCCGCTGTATCTTGTCAGCGTCTACCCGCTCCGCATGATACCAGAGCGTAAGAATGAACTTTCCCGCCGTATCTGCTAACGGTTCGGTTTTCTGTGCCTCCGCCGGAATGCCCGTGCAAAGCTCGATATAGTCCGGAATAGCCGCAAGCAATCCCGTTATAATATCGTCGTTGTCGGTGTTATCCAGCCGTAACGCTTCGCGGGCTTGCTCTAACGTAAGCATTGCACCCGCTCCCGATTAAGTCGCCGAACGTGTCAGCTTGATAAAGGCCTCTTCCACAATGGGCTTGCAATCGGCAACCGCCATAGCGCGGTAATCAATGCGCCCGCTCTTGAAGCTGCTTTCGCGGGAAGCCTCGATCGTGATACCCTCCGGCAGATTGTAGCCCATGTAGTTGAAGTTACCGAACAGGATAGTTTCCGCCGGGAGGTAATCATCAACAACGACAGGGAAGCCAAGAATTTTTCCGATCCCCTCGGCCTTCGGATCAGCAATGAAGATCGGTCGCCCGTTGCTGTCCACCATGCTGTAAAACAGGTTGTACAGCGCGGCGTTGTTCATTGCCCAGCAAGCGCCGGAAGCGTACCCGCGTTTCAGCGCGGCAACGACCTTCACAACGTCGGCATATTTCAGCCCGTTTGTTTTGTGGAAGGTAAGGGCGTTTGTATCGCCCCAAGTAATGCCGTTCAGAACGCCCGTACCCTGCGAAGAACCCGTACCGTTTACAAGGCCGTCCGCAATGCAGGCCATCACGCAATTAGTAAGCTCTTCCACAAGGTAGCTTTCAAATGCGGCAATGCTCATGCTCTGCACTTTGACGCTGATAGAAAGCACCTTCATAATTTCGTAGCCGTCGAAAGAAACGGTTGCGACGCTGGGCGCTGCGCTGTCAACCGCTGCGCCCTCGGTGTGCCAGCTTGCAGCGGCGGCGGGAGTACCGACGGGGATGGCGATTTTAGAAGGCACATTGAAGGAACGGCAAACGCTCATAATGCCGCCCATCGTGCGGGCTTTGCTGATAACCTCGTTCAGCGTCTGCGTGGGGAGAACCGCCGCAACGTTGCCGGAAGTGCCGTAAGCGTCCGCCCGCTGCTCGGTCATGGCGCGATTGAAGGCCGCTTCCTCAAAGCTGTTCAGCTTGCGCCCCAGCAGGCGTTTCATAAACGCGCTGCGGTATTCGGCGCTGTTGAATACGTCGCCTTCGGTAGCCTCATAGCTTGCGCGGCGCTCGAAGGTCATACCCGCACCCGCCACGGGGTTAAAACTGTTCTGCTGCCCGCCTGCGGCGCGGCTCTGTACATTCTGCTTTGCCTGCGAAAGTCCTTCAAGCTCAATATTGAGCGCGTCCACGTCGGCGGTTGCGTCGGTGGCAACAATGTTCTTGATCTCTGCCGCTCTGCACTCGATTTCCTCCAGCGTAGAAGTGCGGTAATGGTTGAAAGCCTCTGCAATAGTCTTGAATTTCATTTTGTATTCCTCCGTTTGATTGAAATAATGGCGTTTGCCGTTTCTGTGATCTGCTTTGCGAAGGCAAGGTTTTCACTTCGCGCCGCTTTTGGGTTGTTGCTGCCCTCGTAGCCGGAAGCAATTTTCTTCTGCTCCCGCTCCAAGATGTCAATTTGCTTGTAAAGCACTTCTGTAAGCGATTTACGCCGCTTGTCCTGTGCGGCCTCCGCCGCCTCGGTCTGCTCCCGCTCCGGCTCGGCGGGCTTTTCGATATGGATTTCAATTTCTGTTGTATTCCCGTCCTGTTTGACAATGGCGGGCTTTACAACAATGCCGTTTTCGTCTGCCATAGCGTTATACCTCTTTCAGCAGAATTGAATTCGCCTTGATAATGGCTTTCGCCCTCTCCGCCGCCGTAGAAGTCCATGCGTTAATAGCGGATCGCGCTTCAACGCTGGTCTGCGGATAAGCAGGGAACGGAACGACGCTGATTTCATACACTTTTTCAATCTTTGTGATCGTGCGTGTATTTGTCGCCGCGTCGTAGCTGTCGCCGCCCTCCGGCACTTTGAAGGCGAAGGACATTCCGGAAAGATCGCCGCGCTGTACTGCCGTATAAACGCTTCGCGCTTCCTCGGTGTCCGGTAATTCTGCAACCATGCTTAACCCTGCCGCGTCAAGCGTCAGTTGCATTGTTTTGGGCGTTCTCGCAAGCGGTACTTTGTTCAAGTCGTGATTGTAGAACAATCTCGCGTCGGACAAGTCCGCATGATCCAGCGCCCCCGCTCGGATAATTTCAATAAACGTGCCTGCCGGATCGTTTATCGTGGTGGGCTGGTCGTAAACAATCGGCCTACCCTCTAATTTAAGAACCTTCGCCGCGCCTGCCGCCGCCGCGTCCGCTCTTATTTCGCATACTCTAATTTCCTTCATGCCTGCGTTCCTCCGTTCTCTCCGTTTTTGCCGTCCGCTCCCGCTCCGGTATCACCGTTCAGCGCTGCGGGCGCTTTTGCCTTTGCAAGCTGGTATTCCTCCGCCTTGTCCGCGTCAACGTAATTCAGCGATTGAATGCGGCGATCTCCGCCGGAAACACTCGGAAGGTTCAGAATTTCCAATGCTTGATTGACCGTAAGCAAGCCCATAGGCATAATTTCACGGATCAAGTTTACTTTCGTCGCGTTGCTGGTGAATTGAAGTCGCCCGCTCTCGAACAAAATAGAATTGCCGAAGGCTCTTTCCCGATCGTTGAACAGCTTGCGCGTAAATTCAAGGCTTAATTGCAGCGCCAGCGGTTCAATGACGCTTTCATAGAACGCCGCCCATTGGTTTTCGTCGTAGCTGCTGTTTACGATCGCTTCCGAAACGCCTAAATAGTCGTAAATCTTCGTTTTCACGGCCTGCATTTGCTTTTCGTCGATCGCATACGGCTTGTTGTCGATCGGGATATACTCGGCGGCGCTGTCAAGAACGGCAATGCCGCCGTTGTTGTTGATGTTCAAATAGTCCTGTATGAAGTTTTCGCGCATTTCCTTCAAGATGTCGGCATTCGCAAGCTGTGTGCGTTTCAGAATGCCGCGAATGCTCGCGCCTGTCTTGATCGCGGAAACAATGCCTTCATTCTGCGCGTGGGCAAGCTGCAACGCGGGGGAAAGCGCGTCGTTCGGATCGCCTAAAATATCGTTCCCGTTGAAATTGCGGCGAAGGTGGACAATATCCGCATACGGTAAAATGACTTCACGCCCGCCGGAAAAGATGAAGCGCACATATAGCGCCCCGCCCGTGTCGCTCAAAAACTCCGCATGAACCGGATTGAGCGGGAACACGGCGACGCATTGCCCGCGTTCGTCCTTCTGAATGTACGCAAAAGCGTTGTTGTACAGAAAATAGTGGGTAAACAGCTTGTACAGCATATCGAAGGCGGACATATACGGGTTTGGCTCAACCTGTAACAGACGGTTTAACTTGCAATCGCCCGTTACCTGTTCATGATCCCGATACTTGATAATGTGCGATCCTTTCAGCTTTGCAGCATTGCGGGCGATCGCGTCAACGGCGCTTCTGAAAATGTCGTTGCTGTATGCGTTACCGCTCCATGCTGAAAATGCATTCCCGCCGCCGATGATCTCCGCGCGGCTTGTTCCCCGTGCTGGAGGCTTTACCCTCCCAAATATGCGTTGAAAGATATTCACGCGTCTTTGTCCTCCTTCCGGCGCTCCGCTGCTTTCTCTTCCTCTTCGTTCCTCCGTTCCTGCTGACAATCGCAACTTTCCGAAGGATCAAGGGTGCAACCGCAATGCGGGCATACTCTGAAATACATTTTCGTTTCTCCTTTCTGTCTGCTTTTTCTCCCACCCCTCCGCCCCTCCCGCTGGGAGGGGGACAGGCTCAAAGGAATTGAACACGCCTGCGGGCGGGCTGCTGTCTGCGTGTCTATGTGCTTCCTCTGATGATTTTTTGTTATCCCCGCCGCCGTCCTGCTTCTATCACTCCGGCAACTCACCGTAAAGAGGCTTTCGCGGCATATCCTCGCGCCGCGTTGCGCCGCTCCGGTATTCCACGATCCTCTTGACGGCTCGCCGCCTTCGTGATCTATCTAAAGCAGGCGACGGGGAATTAAACAAAAAATCATCTTCAAAGAAAGTGTTGGTTATCGAACCTTACTTATTTACAAGGCCTTCAAAGCTGATCCGCGATCAGCATTTTAGAGGCCGTTTCCGGTTATTCGGTGGCGGTGCTTCCGCCGCGTCCTCGTTACGAACGTACTTGAAGCACATATAGCCGTAACGGTTCGTCTTTGCGTCCACAAGCCTATAACCCTTCGGCGCTCGCGGCGGCTTGCTCTCGGAATACTCCCGCTTTGCTTCCGTCGCCGCTTCCTTCTCCGGCTGGCACAAATTCCGCGTACCCTTGTAATGGTGGCGTGTCCCTCTCTCCGGTGTCCAATGGTCGAAAAGGTAATTTGCAAGGCCTGTATAATCCCGCCCGTGATCTACGCCGTTGTAGTAGTTGTGTTCCCGCAAGTGTTCAATACGAATGATCGTTCCGCCGTCCCACTTCTCCCGTATCTGCTCTTCGGTCAGCCCGTTAGATACCATGTGAAAGTGAATGCGGCTCGTTGTCTTGCCTCTGCCGGGGTAAAGCGCTATTTGCGCGTCCGGATTTAACCGCCGCAACCGCCGCCAAAACGGATTTATGATCCCGTCCGCCTCGGCGAAGGTATGTACTTCGTGTTCGTTGTCCAGCGTGATCGTGGTATAGAGGGAAGCGGGGGAAAACGTCGCGTTGAACATTCGCGCATGATTTCGACGGGCTAACCGCTGCTTGAAGTCCTCGTATTCCTCCGCGCTGCTGAACCGTGGGCGCGGCTCTGCCTTCTTTACGTCCTTTGTCCGATCCGGCAAGGTGTACACCTCCTGTTCACATACGCTACCCGCGAAAATCCTTCTTTTTGCTCGCATTTTTGGCCTCCTGCCTTGACAAAAGGCCGTACAACTGCTATAATTTATTTGTAGTGAATAGCTGTTGTACAGCCCTAACGTTCATCGGTTGCCCGCCGATGGGCGTTATTTTTTTGTCCTCTTTTTTCATAATGCTAATGCCTCCAGCAATTCCGCTATGTATGGATCGCGGCGGCGCTCCGGTGAAAGCGTCCGGACGGCCTCGCGGCATTCCTCGCGCAACTCGTAACGATCTTCAAGGCGATAGGAAGAAGCCGGATCGCGAAGGGGGAAATATGCTTCATAGCTCACAAGATCGGCTTTCCGGCATTTCTCACCGTAATATTTGCGTAGTCGAAGAAACTTCTTTTTGACCGCTCCGCAAGCTATCGCGTCAAAGCAAACGCCCGCTGCGATCCCTCTTTCTAAAGCCTCTTCTGCAACCTCAACAACGGTTTCATATGCGATCGCTATAACGTCGTCCATTTCGCACCATACGTCTTTGCATTGAAGAACGCCGCACATTTTCAGCGCCGTATATTTTGCAGGCTCTAACGCTTTCAATATTGCGCCGTCCCGCTCCGCTCTTGTTGAAAAAGGCTTAACGCGCGGTTTATGCTCTGCCGCCGCCTCCGCATAGTGCTTGAAAAGCTGTTCCGGCGTAACCTCCAGCGCGTCCGCGATCATCTGCGCCGTTGTGTCCGTTACGCTCTTCATCTGCTGTTTCGGTACAATGCCGCCCGCCGCCCATGTTTCATATGCTGCTATCGAATAACGGCTTACGCCGGAAAGCTCCGCCAACTTCGTAACAGTCCAGCCGCGCCGCCTGCGCTCCTGCTCAATCGTGTTCGGGAAACTCTGACACTTGAAGTTATATTTTCTGCTTCCTGTCATACCGCGCCACCCTCCAACGAAAGAACTTTGCAAATGATATGCGCCTTGAATGCCTTGCCCTTGTATGCGTCAAGGTATGTCGCATAATTCGCCCGTGCAATCTCTGTAATGATCCCGCGCGGCAACGGAAGGGCGGCAAAGTCTAAAGCAAATTCGTGATAGTCCAGCTTCCGGCGGTTCTGCTCCCGATCCTCTGCGCCCATTTGGAAACTCTCTTCTTCCATGCTCCGGTATTCCTTTTCGATCGCGGCTATCTGTATCGGGCTTGATCCCCATACCTCCGTTTCGTAACCCTCATACGGGGAACGACCGCCGCCGCGTTTCTTTTTCCGCTTGCTCATTGTTTACGCTCCTTTCGCTTCCGACGGCCTGCCGTATGAAGTTTCTTTCGGTAAGCAGCCGTATTTCTTCTTGTGCCATGCCTCGAACTTCGCTTGATTGTCCGGATCATCGAAGAAACTTCCGATCGCTTCAAACAAGCCCCGACAATGCGCCGCCATGACGGGCGCGGGCATTGTGTCAAGCTGTACCGTTATCCCGCTCATGTGTTAGGCCTCCTTTATTTGTTGTGCGCACACAACATAGTTGCTAAAAAAAATATTGTCGATCGGCTCTTGAAGAGCGCGGGCAATTTGAAACATGACAACGTTTGAAATTCTTGTTTGCTTCCCGCTCTCAATCGCCGAAAGATACGGCCTGCAAATGTTAGCCCGCTCCGCAAGCTGCGCTTGTGTCATTCCTCTTTTCTTGCGGTACTCTTTCACCTTGTTTAACACGCCGTCCACCTCCTATATGTAAAGCATACACAACAAAACCCATTTTGTCAAGCGTACACAACAAAATTATTTTGTAAATTTTCTGTGCTTGTCTTGATTTATTGTAGTGTGTAGTTTACAATATGATAAAAGGCGGTGTTGTGTATGGATAACAATGCATTAGGTAAGGCAATACGGAAAGCGCGTGGTGATCTTTCGCTTCGTGATTACGCTAAAAAAATCGGAATAAGTCATACGCATTTGGACAGTATCGAAAAAGGCTATGATCCGCGCACGGGTAAGCCCGTGACAATTAGCCTTGATACGTTTGTCAAGCTGTCTGACGCTACCGGAATACCGCTTGAAGAATTGCTTTTCATGTTAAAGTACAACCTTAACGACCTTGAAGCGATCGAAGAAAAACCCGCCACAAGTAGAACGCCAATAGAAAGTATGCTTTTAAGATATTTTTCAAATGACGCTTCGCAATTTGGAAAACATCTGCAAGCTAAAATCCAAGAGCAAGTGAACAGCGAAAGCAATTCTTCTCTTTTACTTGAACAGATGAACGAATTGTTTAACAATGTTTCCAAATTGTCCGAAACTGAACAAAAGGCTTTTTATACCGGACTTGTAAAAGGGATAGAGCGTTGGGAAAATGAACAGAAGGGGGAATAATAATGCCGGAAGCATTAAACGCGGTCATATACGCCCGCTATTCCTCCGATCGTCAGACAGAACAAAGCATAGAAGGACAATTACGGGAATGTTACGCATTTGCGAAAGCGAATGATATAGCCGTAATTGATACCTATATCGACCGCGCTATCAGCGGCAAGACGGACAACCGCCCCGCCTTTCAAAAGATGATAGAGGACAGCGCAAAGCGTCAGTTTCAAGCCGTCATTGTGTACCGCCTCGACCGCTTCACCCGCAACCGCTACGACAGCGCAATTTATAAAGCCCGTTTGAAGAAAAACGGCGTGAAGGTTCTTTCCGCTATGGAGAACTTGAACGGATCGCCGGAAAGTATCATCATGGAAAGCCTGCTTGAAGGCATGGCGGAATATTACAGCGTTGAATTGTCGCAGAAGATCACGCGCGGCATGAGAGAAAACGCCTTAAAGGGTAAGGCGCTGGGCGGTCAGCGCGTATTAGGGTACAAGGTCAATTCCGATTGCTATTTTGAGATTGACGAAACAACCGCGCCCGTTGTCGTTGATATTTTCAAGCTGTACAGCAGCGGCAAGACGGTAAAAGAAATATGCGACATTCTCAACGCTCGCGGCGTGAAAACGGCTCGCGGCGGCGCGTTCAACAAAAATAGCCTGCATACTATCTTGACGAACAAGAAGTACATAGGCATTTACAAAACAAAGTATGGGGAGATCGTCGGCGGCATTCCGGCGATCATCGACAAAGAATTATTTGAAATGGTGGCGTTGCGTATGGAGCAAAACAAAAAAGCCCCCGCAAGAGCGAAGGCAGAAATAAACTATTTGCTTTCAACAAAGCTGTTTTGCGGTAAATGCCGCTCCGCTATGGTGGGAGAAAGCGGCACAAGCAAGACGGGCAAGAAGTATTATTACTATGCCTGCGTCAAGAAGAAGCGTGAAAAGGCCTGCGACAAAAGCAACGTGAAAAAAGACTGGATCGAAGATTTAGTGATCCAGCGTACCGTTACGGACATTCTGAAAGACGATGTTATAGAGAAGATCGCGGATCGGCTTGTTGAATTGCAAAAGGCGGAAGCCGCCGAAAGCGGGACAATGCTTTATTTGGAAAACTCCCTTGCTGAAATTCAAGTTTCTATCAAAAACATTATGACCGCGATTGAAAAGGGGATCATAACCGAAAGCACGAAAACCCGCTTGACCGAATTAGAGGACGAAAAGCGCAACGTTGAAATAGAGATTGCAAAAGAAAGCATTGCGCGGCGGATCATCAGCAGGGAACAAATTATTTATTGGATTTCCAGCTTTAAGGACGGCGACATAACAAGCGAAAAATACTGCCAGCAGCTCATTGATACCTTTGTTCACGCCGTTTTCG